CTTGGGTCCATGCGGGCGGCCATGTAGTTCCAGGCCTTGTGACCCGTCGCAAGGAAGAGACTCAGGTCTTTTTGTCCTAAAGGTTTCCCCCAAAAAGCCGATACGTATCTTAGGAGGTACGTATGCGGGCCATCTTTATTCTCCTGATAAGCCTTTCGTCTCATGCTGAATCAAAGGATCAATGGATCTGCACTGATGAGGCCACGTTGCGCCAAGGAAGCCTCTGGTACGCTTGTGGGGTGGGTGAGGGCACCACAGAGGCCTATGCAAGGCAAAAGGCCTTAGAGCACGCGATAGACGAGTTTAAAAGCCTTTGCCAGATGAGCTCAGATTGCCGGGGAAAAGATACTTCGGCAGAGCCAAAAAGAACCACCTGCATGACTGGGGAAGGATGGTGGAAGTGCTATAGGCTTATTCAGATCAGTGTGGATTAGGGTTTTCTCAAGTATCGCTGGATTGTGGATGCGCTAACTTCATGGCCCTCGCATGAGAGAATATACTGAATCATGCGCGAGCTCATGCCGCAGATATTGAGCTGTTCAACGCGCTTGGCCACTCGGCCATTGATACGATAAGAGATAGCTTTACGGCAATGCGGGCACTTCAAACTTTTTCTCCAAGCTTGATTTTAAGTTTCATAAGCTCATAGGCTTCCATGAGCGTCTCCACCTTGTATTGCCTTCTCACCACATCGTTCAAGCCGTAACTGAACTCTTTTTTGACCTGTTCCTTTTTCTCCTGGGAGCGCTCATAGGCATTCTTCACTTCCCAAAAATCGTTCTTTAGCGGAGGGTCCGAGGGTTTTCTTTGCCCAATCCAGTTATCCACAGCTTTAGCCAGATAGGGAGCCGGGATTTTGGAAACGTAGCCACCAACCAGGTTTACCATCTCGCTATCGAAGTTCTTAGCCCCAAAGCGGACCTTAAGCCGCTCAATTTGCCTTAGAAAATCTTCCCTCGTCATTTGATCAAAAACCCCGAAATCACCCATGTAAGGGCACCGATTAGAATCAATGTCTTTATGAGCTGATATGTTTCATCCATCAATCCACCTGTCGTTTAATGGCAGAGGATTCTATTTTATATTCGATGTATTCCGCGTCAAAGTTTTTAAGCAAGAGTTCATATCTTCGGCGCTCCTGGTTGTACTCGGCTTCTTTTTGAGTGTGGCCCCTGAGGAAGGCTTTCCAATCCTCAGAGGCCAGAGCGTTTGCTTCTCGCTCGGCATGGCTTTTCCCTAATGCCTTGATGGTTAGGGCTGCAAGAAGGGCTTTCTTATTGCCATCAAGTTCAAGGAATTGATGTTCTACGAGGAACAATCGCTCTATTTGTTTATCTATTCGACTTAAGGCTTTCTTAAGCCTAGATTCCTGACCAAGTATCATCTTCCCCACTATCGTCGGCATCCCATAAGGGCTCAGCCGGCTCTGAGTTTGAAGGCGGCAATGCCTCGGATGGCTTTGCGTCTTTGTGCTCAAGGATGTTCAGTGGCACCGCTTGGATTTTTGCCATCATGGCTGCACTCGGCTGTTCCTTGGCAGGAATAAGCATATAAACCGTGTCAGTGCCAGCCCCGCGTCTTGAGATCTTTAGGGCTGTTTGCTCTAAGTTATAGTCATCGGCAATATCAGCCAGCTGATTATAGATGGTAAGGCCGAATTCGAAGACCTTGGCCTTTAGATCCTTATCGATGAAGTTCAGGCGAAAGCGGCTCTTTGCCCCTTGAATGCCCTTATCAACAACCTTGGACTTGCCGTTTTCCCAGATCTGATAAAACTCGTAAACCTCGCCGCGAAAGACGCCAATGATACTTTCGCCATCCTTAAGTTTTAAAAACTTGTCTGAGCTTGCGCCACCGCTTGAGGTGATTTCTCTTTTTGTGAACTTCACTTATCACTCCTTTTGGTCAATAGACCCGTTTTAAGTGCATTTTTGTATTGATCACAGACCGAAGAGGCATCACACCAGTCTGCGCATCTCCGTCCACCCCAGGTGTCCGCAAAGGTGCATTCAGGAAGCTCTTCCTTGGCCCGAATAAGGGCTCTTATTTTTCCCTCAATATAAGCCCTCGTCTTTTCATGGGGCCAAAGAGCAATCGGCTTGGTCATAACTTTTATTTGTGGGTAGCCAGGGTCAGCCTCAGCGTCCTTTTTGCTCCAGTCCTTCAGAATTCCGCAGACTAGGAGCTGGCTTACTTCGTAGCCGTTTTCATACATCAAAAGGCGGCCTACATTCATCTGTGCCGTCCACTCGGCCTTAGCTCCATTCTTTTTGTGAAAGGCCCACGCCTTCGTGGTTTTCCAATCCCACAGGGTCCTAGTGTCGGACTCAAAGAAGTCGATCTGGGCAGATACGATGTAGGATTTGCCATCGACGGTGAAGTCATAAAAGAAGCGACGCTCAACAAGATCAATCCCATGACGTTCGCCACGTTCAATGATCAGGTGAAGGCCAGAGCCGATCATGGAGTCGATTCTCGAGAGAACATCGATCTCAAGTTCATTATTATGTTTCTCGATCAGAGCTGCCGCTCTTGGCGGGACGGCAAGACCCGTGGCCGAGAAGTCCGAGTCTCCTTTGGAATAAGGGTCTGATTGTGCGGCACGAAAGATCGGATCAGGAATGTCGTACTTATTGATTAGCTTCATCCCAGGCAATCAATCATGCATCACCAGATGACGCAATCGATGACTGTTCGAGTTAATCTTTATCCAGTTCGTCGTTTGTATTTGCGTTTGGCTTCCGGCGGCGTGAGTTTCCGGCGCTCGGCGAGCTCTACGATGAACTTGCAGCGCCCACAAGTCACTTGCGCAAAATCCTCAGTCACGATGGGTTGGTGAAGGAAGGTCGCCTGGTGATGGCAAATAGTTCCGTCGTCCTCTTTGAGATGGACCGCAAAGACCCGTTCTTTCGCTTCAGCTCTTGGCATTATCCCACCCCGAGGTAGTTGAGAGTGCGTGTTCAAGAGCGTGCATCGACCCAAGCGTGTCTTCGGAAGATTTCCAATGTATCAATGCTCGCTTAGCCGCTCCCCGCAAATGCTGAAGTGCTACGAGGAGGGAGTCGCGCTCTTTTCGCAATATGTTTGCGCTTTGGCCGTTTTCCATAGCCTGCAAGAAGTGCTGACTTGAGGCCTTCTCCGATTGATCCAGCTTAGCCTTTAAGGCATCGTTCTCGAGCACAATGTCACCAATGCTGCGCTTGTCGACATTGGAAAGAAAACTATGCGCCGCCCTATGCGCCTCCAGCTTAGCCTTCAGCGCGGCGACTTGAGCGGACATTTCATATCGCCCGCGCAATCGACCTTCCTCCCAGCCTGAACACGTAATCGCACATGGATGATCGAATCCAGCCTTAAGCGCTCTATCGAATGACTCCGGCCCCAGCTCGAGGAGGTGGTTGAAGAGCGCTGCGGCGCCAGTGATGAACGCTTCTTGCCGTTCAAAATTCACTTCATATTTCATGAGCGTTTCATACCCCGAATGATCCTTGCCGCCATATTTAGGCTCATAGATCTTTTCAGCTTCAGAAGCCTTTTCTGCCCATTCGCGAATCGCCGGCGGTAGGTTGGTCATAGTGGTCCCAAGTCGAGAATGTCTTTTGACGAAAAGCTCTTGTCATCTCTCGGATCATCTAAAAAATTGCAAAAGCTGCTATTCAGAACATCGGTCGTTTCATGCTCTGCAAAGAAAAAGAGGTCTCCAAGGAACGTGCCTGGAAGCCCATATCCCAACTGGAACGTAGGGATATGAAGCCATACGCGTGGCTGAATATTGCCAGATTCATCTACAACTTTTTGGAAGCTCACTCATTCCCCCTTCAAAATCGCCAAAACTTCGGCGCGGGCTTTACATAAGTAACAACCACATAAAGTGTCGATGACACATGCGCCGACGAACGCTGCTATCTTTTGAGAGCTCTCCAGAGCCTTATCCATGCGTCTAACTGCTGCCAGCAGGCGAGCGATGTCGGTGGGTGCGTTGGCGATGAGTTCGGCGTCTTTGGCCGTAAGACTAAATATCGAATCCCAGTCGCCGTGTTCATGATTAGTAAAGACAGCATGGACGTGCATTTTGTTTACGCTAAGACTTCGCGTGCCAGCATCCTTCCACGGCCCAGGCGTCGCCTTATTCAAGCGGCTTTCAATCGGCGCCAATAGTTTTTCTAGATCGGTCATAAATCAGCTTTCCTTAGTGTTAGTTATCGCAAATCCTGACCAATCATCAGACTTAATAAAACAGGGCCTATGCCTTCGCCACACGAGCCATAGTTTGCAAGCCAAACATCGGTGTATTTATCCATAGTGAAGTAGCCGCCCTTGTAGCCCATGAAAGTCTCGCCGAGAGATTCCTTAGCATCTTTCAACATCTCCGCTACAGTGACATTCTCTTTTGGTTCAAAAGCTAACTGGTCATAGTACCCGCGATAAGAGTGTGGCCTACCGAATCCAAGCTTCACGGCCTGTGATTTGTCTGCGACCTTTTCTAAAGTTTCTATCAATTGACCTAAAGTCATATGTCTCCTTTTGATTCGCTTGCGTTAATTCTTATCGCAAGTCCTGTTTTGAGGTATCCGCATCTTGTATTTGCTTTAAGATAAACTCCAAAACAGCGCTCAGTCTGACTTCCTTACTGCCTCCCCAATGAACCCAGATTTTGTCTGTGTCGATTTCTTGTCGAATGTTCGACATCGGTGTTGGCATTGATACTTTCACTTTTTCCATGTCTCACTCCTTCCCCTTCTCCGCCGCCTCAATCGCAGCGTCGAGTTTGGCGAGGACCTGGTGCGATTCCTCGTTAAAATCAATTTCATCTAGAATGTTTCTGTCCGATAATATATCCACACACTCCATCATCGCGTCCAGGAGAGGCTTGAGGCGGGCGAAGCCGTCTTTCACTTCGCATTCGCAGAAATCTCGCTCATGGCAGTTTGGCAATTGCGAACCCGGCCTAGCTATCAAGCATGTGCCCTTACCAGGTGTCCCACGGTATTCCACCAGCTTCATCAATCTGTCGAGGCGGTTGGTCATTTGCGGCCCCTCTGCATGTTCACAACGGCCACGATGATCATGCACCATACAAGAAACATTAGCGGGGTCATTTCTTCCCTTCCTTCCAAGCGGTGAAGCGCGAGAGGGCTTGGCATGCAGAACACTCAGTCACAACTCTGTCTTCACCATCGAAGTACTTACTGCCTAAAAGGCAATAATGAGATTTTAATACCTCAGTAAGCATCTCGGCTTGGGCTTGGAGTTCGGCCAACTGTGCGGCGAGGGCGTCGCGTTCTCTGAGGGCGAATGCCAGGGCAGCGTCCTGGCGGCTGAAATTTAAGGTCGCCCTCAGCTCATCCCGCTCTTTCTTGAGCGCTTCGTATGCCCTAGTCGCATCGTCATAATTAATTAACATTTCACCCTGGTCATAAGTGAAACGAATTCCGTAAGGCCAAGGATATTCACTCGTCTCGCTTGGGCGGTCTTGGTCGGTCATTGAAACTCCAAGCCATTGCGACTAAGAATTTCAACGCCATTTTTTTTGAGTTCTTGAAGGATTCGATTCATATTAAAATCCAAGCTGGCCTCTGCAGAAGCTTTCGTTTGATAAATAAATCCGCTATCCAATGTAGTTTGTTTGCCGTCGGGGGTTTTGAGGCATACTTCCGCTCGCCACATGGCCGTCTTTTCGCATTCCTCGACCCCTCCACTTAAATTAAATTCGCTCACTCCCCCACCTCTTTCATCAGGGCGTCGAAGGCAGCGATGGCGCGTTCAGCCAGTCGCGCGGGGCCAGATGTGCCGCCACCTCGTTTCAAATCGCCATACGCTCGCATGTGCGCGCCAATGACTTCTTGTAGAGCCACACGCATCTCCTTCACCGCCCCGTGGTTCAGCGCTGCCTTGGCGCCGGCTTGAAAGCCTAGACATAAAAACGAATATACGTGCAGCTTATGGCGACCAATACGCAGATGTTCTTGGTAATCATCCCATTTCTTCTGCGCATACTCCTCAGCCATCTCGGCTAGCGTTTTCATGGGCGCTCCTCATCCAAGGAAAGAAGTTGCACTGCTAATATTTTGTCGTGAGGAATAATAATCGTAGTATGCAAACCGTTCAGAGTAAGTTGGCCTGGCTCCGATATCTTCATTTTCTTAGCTTCTTCAAATTGTTCTGAACTGGGTAATGAACAGGAGAAAGATAGCTCCGTAGACAGCCATACGGTGATTTTTCCGGCTCTCATAGTACATCTCCTTCTGCCTCAAGAAACAGCAAGAGCATAAGGATTCGCTGCTCTTTGGTGGGAAGAGTGAAGAATCTTTCTCTTTCGTCACAGTTGTACCAAAATGCCAACTCACTGCGGTCAAAGAACCATGCATATCTAGTAAGATGCAGTCCGCCGCCGACCTCCGCTAAGGCCAGGCACGAATACCAGCCAGTTCTTTCCACCAACTCACAAGCCTTGTAAATGATCTCACGCTCGGCTTTGGTCATTTGGATTCTCGCTCTCTGATCGGGCGCCAAAACCTTTCGAAGTCACCTTGAGGCCCGAACAGTTTGGACGAAATCCGCGCCAGGCGAACGCCGTTAGCCATGTGAGCATTATAGTCTTCGTAATATTGATCAGCGATCTTCCTGAGTTTGTTGAGCCGCTTGCGCTCTAGATCGGTTAGGTTCACGCCACACTCCAATGTTTCAATTTTTCTTCGACTTCTTCAACGGATCTTGCCACCATTGCAATCCCGCCGTGCTCCTTCACGTTCTGAAGGAAGATCTTTTGATGCTCGCTTAAAACTCCGCGAGCGCTCTTTACTTCAATTGCGAGTAAACGAGAATTGTAAATCCCAATGATGTCAGCGACACCGCGAGTATATAAAGCCCCAGCCTTGCGAAAGCGTCCAAGCTTTTGATCATAAATGCCCACCGTTTGTGTCTTCCATGCGAAGATCCGTTTTGATTTCAAGTAGTGAAGAATCATGTTTTCAATCCGTTTCTCGGGCTGAGACATCACTCACCCCACATCGAGTAAACCTTTTTTTGTTTAGGCTTGGCGTTTTTTATCGCAGCCCGGATCTTCTTATAACAGTTTTGGCAAGTTGGGCTTCCCGATCTGTTCCCGTAGTAACGGCCAATCTTTTGTTGTTTACAAATCACGCAGATGCGCCCAAGATCAAACATTCTTCCCCCTTAAAGTTTATTGATCAGGGATAAAGTGTTTGCTCATGTGCTCGTTTTAAGTCAAAGCAAATTGCGTCACAGTTTGCCGCATCATTTGTTTAGTTCGTTCATGATCAGCTCGAAGTAGTAATTAGCATCTGGGATAGGTAAATCGATGACCTTCCTTGGTCCATCGGCGGTGGTGAGGGTGGCGGAGTCGAGGAGCTCTTGCGGAGTCTCTCCTTCAGCCACTAGATCTTCGATAAAAACCCAAAGGGCTGCAGGCCTGGGCTTAGCCTCAAGAAGCAGCGCATAAGAGTTGATATGGATTTTAACCTTAGCGCGTCCAAACGGTTTCAAGCTTCACTCTTTCACCCTTGGCCATTAAAGCGCGTATTAGGCTCAAGGCGCAGCGTAAGACTAGATAGTCCCTCTCCATAGGCCTAATGCCCTTAGCGAAGGCCTGAGACCATTTGACGCGGTATTTGCGCCTCTTCTTCACTGATCACCTTCCGGCACCCGGTCCAAGCCCCCTGTCATCTGAGCAAAGATGAGCTGTTCAGGCGTTGGTTCTTTTCCCTCGCCAGTAAAGCAAGGAATATTGTCCCGATGGCCATCTTTGAAAGTGAGGCTAAGGGTTGGTGTGCCCCAGGAGCTTCCTGTGATCCCGGCAATAGCGGGCTCTTTGTCCAGGTCCAAGGTAAAAGCATCGCCTTCAAAAACTGTTGCTGCGGTCCAGCTCCAGTCTTCGGCCATCCCCAAAGAGGCTTCGGCAATATCTGCTCGGTTAAGCTCAATTAGTTTCTTGGCTTCTGCATAATCGTACTTCTTCATTCTTCACCCCTATACATTAACTATAACACAGTGCATCTAAGATGGCTAGCTAATTTTGAGCTCTTGACCTTCGGTATAAACCTGAACCCCGCTCCCAAGGAAATCGCGGATTTGGCGCTCCATTGTGGGGTTTAAAAAGCTGGTTTCCCGATAAAGCCCCGGGATTCGCTTTAAATCTTCCAGAGTCATTCGGCCTTTTAGGGCTCCAAACGAAGTCAGGTAAGTGCCTCGATCCGAGAATGAGATCATTTTGCACTTATTCCGGCGGCGGTTCAAAAAGAGCACGAAGTCAGTACCCTTCATTGCCGAGATCGCAATCCTCTTCTGTTTTAAAAACCCTTTTAACCCATCAATCCCGTATCTGAGATCAGCATCAAAGAAAACCTTAGCTACTGCCATAATCCCTCCAACACAGCTTGGAGTTGACTTGAAGTGAAGAGCAATAAAGCTATCTTGGTCTCAACCCTTTTAGGGGGAGATTTATCAGGGACTTGAAACTCTAAGACCTGAGGTAAAGCCTTAGCCTTCTTGGCCTTGATCTTAGCCCTTTGCCTGAACCCATAGTAGCTAGAGATAGGGATATTAAAATGCTTCACAGCTTCCCCAGTCTTAGCCCCAGTCTCTTTCTTATAAGCCTCGATCTTTTCTAAAAGTTCTTTCCAATTCGAATTCCTCGCCATTCTTCTTTCTCCTTTTGAAAGCCTAATTATTAGGCATTAACTAATTAAACAACCATTCTTTATTCTTTTTTAACTCCCAAGAATTTTTTCCCCTAGATTGGTTCAGAAGTAGGGTAAAAGCCCCCCTACCCCCCAAGAGCTTTTTCCCCTGAGTTGGCCCGTTATAGCGCAGTTTCTCCACACTCTTTGTCGTAAGCTTAGGCACAAGGCCTAGTCACTGTCGGTTGGTAGGTAGCGTACTACGCACGCTGGAGGCCCCCCTGGACTCCCCCTCAATGCCACTGGCTCTTTAACCAGATAAGATGAGGTTTTGGCTAACCGGCTTAAAAACAAGATTGACTGTTTGGTTGAGAAGAGAATAACCTTGGGCCAATCTTTGTTTGTTAAGCACCTTCAAAGAGACACCCGGGCCTAGGCGAAGTCAACGTAAAAAGTGATCTTGCCGAAAGTCCGGGGGCCTTGCCTAAGCCATCAATCCCTGATGCAATCAGCCAATGACACTCAAAGAGTTTCTCGAGATTAAGGCCTGGCTTAAGGACAACCCCAACATCAAGGTTGAAATCATTCGAAATGGCGATGAGGCCGAGCTGAGGCTTTTTTCCATCACTGAGGCCGATACCGAATACATCACCATAGGCCTTCCCATTTTTTCTGACTCTGCGCTTAATTAACAATTTCCCCTTTGATTGCTACAAGCTTACCATCTTACGCTTTATTGCCTTCACAAACACAAGTTGGGTGATAGCTCAGCCGGTAGAGCATTGCACTGTTAATGCAACGGTCGCAGGTTCGATCCCTGCTCACTCAGCCATATAAACAGGAGAAGACGAATGAAGAAACCGCAACTGAAACAAGTGAAAACCACAGGTCTTGGTTACCCCAACATCGCTGTCGAGGATATTCCGGAAACCCGAGAAGAGCTTTATAACTCTGACCGCGGGGAAAAAGAATATTTCAAATCCAAGCAATCCCTGACTGAGCCCGTTCGCCTTCCGATCACTCGCACTGGGGTTGAAACCTTCATTGACATCATCGCTAAAGTCGCAGGGATCCCGAATGATGATCGAACCAAGGCTCGCATTTATGGCCACATTCACCATTTGGGTGAGACTGTAAACTACACTTCTATCGGTGAGATGGTGAACGTGGTTCTTCGTGACTGCACGATTGATCTCACCTGGCAGATGGACCAGGAATTGAAAGAGAAAAAGAAATTAGCGGACGAGGCAAAAAAAGCAGCAGAGACTAAGGTCCAAGAGGCCAAGACAATCACATTGGCAAAGGACGCTGATGCGAAAGCTGAGGGGACCACTGTTCACGGAACTTGAACAAGCCTGGTATGAGCGCCTAAGACTTGAGGGCTTTGAGGACATTGAAGCAGTTCAAAATCCTGATCGCCCTTTAAGGCAGTGGCACTCGCTTTTGTTTAGAAGAAAGAGCCAGCAGTACGTTTATCAGAAGTACACCATTGAAGAGTACGTAAGAAAGGCCGATGATTTTGCAAATAACCCGCAATTCCCGCACATCACCCAAACGTTATCCAGGCACGGGAACTGCCTTTTCACGGCTCATGGGATTGCTGCGATCTGGGACCTTCACCGCATGGGTAAGAGCGAGCGTGCTATTGCCACCCAAATGGATTGCTCAAGATCATGCATAACTTTCCTCTTAAGAAGGCTTAGACGATGGATGGAGCTACTGTAATCACCCGCCCGTTCATCCCCGAGGAAGACGAGGCCTTTATTTATGCCACATGGCGAAATTCAGCTTACTTCGGCCAACCCAATCGCCCGAAGGATTCAAAAGACGAGGCCCGGGAGAAGTTTAAGCTTTACACCGCAAAGATCAGAAAAATCTTGGACCGCGAAGCCACTCAAGTGAAGATTGCCTGCCTTCAAAGCGACCCGACCTTTATCGTGGGATACCTGGTCTCGGAAAAGAATCACTTGCATTGGGCTTACACCAAAGAAGACTATAGGCAAACAGGCATCGCAAACCTCTTAGGCTTTAATAAGTTTGAAACTTACCCAAGTGAAGTCACCAAGATCGGTTTAGAGATCCTTAAAAAGAAGAACAACAAGGAGAATGCACATGGAAGAACAGACTCAGGAACTAAAGAAGAGCAAGAAGCCAAAGATCAATGAGACCACTTTCGTCTCTACCGAAGATCTCAAAAACTCAGGCGCGCCATTAGCGCTGAATCAAATTGAGTACCTAAAAAACACAGGGATTCCAATCTCGCTTTGCGTATTCCATCGCACCATCCTCTCAGCCCTCAATGAGCCGGAAACCGCCCTTTACTCGCACGGCACAAGTAAGAAATCCCGCTTAGCCAAGATGTGGTACACACCAAACGGCTTACTGGTTGAGCAAAAGGATAAGCTAGATAACATCATTCACAAGCTCATCCCTCTTGCTAACGTTTCAGATACAGTCATCAGCGAAACATAATACTAAGATACATAAGAATATATACGACCAGGGGCATCATTTTATAGTGGGGGGATATGGGTAGACCAAAGGGTTCACCTAATAAGGTGCAAAAGCTTGCGAGAGATATTGCTCAGCAAATGGGTGTGGATCCATTAAAGATCCTTCTTCATTTCGCTGCCGGTGATTGGGAAGGTCTAGGCTACAAGCAAGGGCACAAGCTCACTCAGTTTGGCGAGCAAGACGTGATCTCACCTGAGCTTAGGCTTTCAGCTGCCCGTGAGGCCGTTAGATACGTTTATCCAGCGCTTAAGCAGGTTGATCTAGCGAACAAGGATGATGATGGCTTTAGGGTTGAGATTGTGGACTTCGGCGGTAAATGAAACTCATCCTTGGCGACTCACTAGAGAGATTGAAGGATCTGCCGACGTCGACAATCGATGCCATCGTGACTGATCCGCCCTACGGTTGGCGCTTCATGGGCAAGGCTTGGGACGGCGCGGATATTGAAAAGACAATTGCGTCGAAGATACGCAAAACTCCTGCGCCTGGGCGAAATTCAATGAGTGACAACCGGGCTTTTGCGGCCGGCGAATACAACTTCTCATCGGAAGGCAATCAATCCTTCATGTTCTGGACGAGCGACTGGGCACGCGAAGCGTTCCGTGTACTCAAGCCTGGCGGGCACATGCTCGTCTTCTGCGGGCCGCGCACGTATCACGCGATGGCCATGGGCGTGGAGATGGCAGGCTTTGAGATTCGCGATCAGCTGCAGTGGTTATTTGGTTCGGGCTTCCCCAAATCGCTAGACGTGAGCAAGGCGATTGATAAAGCGGCGGGCGCTGAGCGTGAAGTGGTTGGCGAAAACCCAAATCATCGGGGCGAGAGTCAAATGCGCAATCCGTTCACAAAAGCGCTTGGACAGGACGGCTCGCTCACCGCTCCGTCAACCGATGCCGCCAAACAATGGAAAGGCTGGGGCACAGCGCTTAAGCCTGCCAATGAGCCCATCGTCCTCGCACGCAAGCCGCTCGAGAAGGGGCTGACAGTCGCGCAGAACGTGCAGAAGTGGGGCACTGGGGCGCTGAACATTGATGGGACGCGGATAGGACCTCCACAAAATACGAAAGTGAAGTTCGCATCCAACGCTGATGCCAAGAAAACGATGGGAGCATTTGAAGGGTGGGACGGAACCTATCGTGATCAAACCCAAGGCCGCTGGCCGGCGAACGTGCTCTTCGACGAGGAAGCTGCGGCGATGCTGGATGAGCAGAGTGGCGTTAGCAAGAATCAGGTGCGTAAGATTAGCGCGACCGAAGATACTTCGATAAAAAATAAAATCTACGGTAAGGGCTATGTGCGCCAGGCTGGCGGCGCTAACGACTCCGGCGGCGCCTCCCGCTTCTTCTATGTGGCGAAGGCGAGCAAGAGCGAGCGCAACGCTGGTTGTGAATTTAATGGGCATCCGACTGTAAAGCCAATCAAGCTCATGGAATACCTCTGCCGCTTGGTCACGCCACCGGGAGGAATAATTTTGGACCCGTTCATGGGCTCTGGCACCACAGGATGTGCGGCAGCGAAGCTTGGCTATCAGTTCATCGGCATCGAGCGCGAGCAAGAATACATCGAGATTGCGCGCAAGCGGATTGAGCATTGGAAGAATCAAGCAGGCGAGCGGGAAGACGATGATGGGCAGATACCACTACCACTGGAGGGTAAGTAATGCATCATAAGTGCGACATCTTATTCATTCTCAAGAAGAATGAGACTTACGGCTTTAAAACCATGACCAAGAGAAGCTCAGGGCTTTGGAACTCAACCCGTTTTATCGTTGAGTCCCTTCTCAATCGAAACATCCGAGCTGAGATTGTCGAAGTCATCGATAATAACTGCATTGACCGCGTTGTGACTCAAGCTAGGCCTAAGATTGTGATCATCGAGGCTTTATGGGTGGTCCCTGAGAAGTTTGATGTCCTTAAAAGGCTTCACCCCAATGTTAGCTGGTATGTGCACATGCATTCAGGGCTTGCTTTCCTGGCTCAAGAGGGCATCGCTACTGAATGGCTTAAAGCTTACTCGCACCGGCATATCGGCATCATTGCCAACTCCCTTGAGACCTATAATGCCTTTCGGATCTTCACTAACGAAGATCACCTGGACCTGCTTTATAACGTCTATATCCCGCACGGGATGACTGCTCCGAAACGTTTTGATGATCAATGCAATGTAATCGATGTAGGCTGCTTTGGAGCCGTTAGGCCATTAAAGAACCAATTGATTCAGGCCCTCGCTGCTATTGACTATGCAGTCGAGAATGATTTCTTCCTTTGCTTCCACATCAACGGAACCCGCAAAGAGGTGGGTGGGGAGCCGGTTTACAAGAACATTAAGAAGCTTTTTGATGGTCTGCGCTTTGCTGAGCTCATTGAACACCCCTGGTATGAGCCGGAAGACTTTCACAGTCTTCTTCGCGGCATGATCGACATCAGCCTTCAGGTATCTTTGTCCGAAACCTTTAACGTAGTCACAGCGGATGCCCTAACCTGCGGTGTCCCGGTCGTGGTAAGTGACCAGGTGAGCTGGACAAGCAAATATAGCCAGGCCGATACAGATAGTATCCTTGATATAACCAAGAAGATGGCGAAAGCTTTGGCAAAGCCATGCCTAACGAAGGTGAATCAGGGAAAGCTCATTGATTTCTCTAACGATGCGCAAGATATGTGGGCAAGCTTTGTGCGGAGACATGTCTGATCCAGCTTCGCATTGCATTACAACCCAAGCAAAGGCAGTTCCTTGAGACAATCGAAAGCACATCAGTCACGTTCTACGGTGGGGCAAAAGGTGGGGGCAAGTCTAAGGGCCTTCAGCTTATTATGCTTTATCGCCGCCTTAAATATCCCGGTAGCCATGGGGCTATTTTTCGCAGGACTTATCCTGAATTAGAGGGTAACCATATCAGGCCTCTGTTTGAGGCTTTCCCGCAACTAAGGAGCTACTGGAGTGAGTCGAAGAAGCTACTTACTTTGCCAAATGGTTCAACTCTACAGTTCTGTCATTGTCAGAATGAAAATGATGTGGGTCTTTATCAGGGGCGTGAGTTCCATGACCTGGCGATTGATGAAGCGGGCCAGTGGACCGAGCAGATGTTCAGGACCCTACAAGGGTCAAATCGATCCTCTAAGCCCGGAATTCGGCCTAGAACAATACTCACAGGCAACCCGGGTGGGATTGGACACGGATGGCTTAAACGCTTATTCATTGAGAGAAGGTTCAATGAGCGTGAAATTCCGGAAAGCTATGCTTTTATTCAAGCATTGGTGGACGACAACAAAGCTCTTGTGGACAATGACCCGGATTACATTACACGTCTGGAAAGTGAACCAAACGAAGCCCTAAGAAGGGCCTTTAGATATGGGGACTGGAATGTCTTTGCTGGCCAGTTTTTTCAAGAGCTTTCGAAAGAGCATCACTTCATCAAGCCCTTTCCCATCCCAGCCCACTGGAACAGATTCGGGGCCTACGACTTTGGATTCAACCACCCCGCAGCCTTCGGTTGGTTTGCCAACGACGAGGACGGTAACACTTATCTATATCGGGAACTCGTGTTATCTGGACAAAGAGTCGATCAATTTGCCAAAAGGCTCCTGGAGCACCCCGATACGACCAAGATTTATCCAATTGTTGCCGGACATGACTGTTGGACAACTAAGGGAGTTCTTAGGGATGAGCCCCAGCCACCCACAATCGCCGAAGAGTTCGCAAGACACGGCATCAGGCTTCAGAAAGCCGTTATCGATAGAATTCAAGGCGCTGCCCAATTACGCTCCTATCTGGCACTTCGGGGTTATCCCAATCCCGAATCTACAATTAAACGACCAAGATTTTTCATTTTCGACACCTGTCCCATATCCTTCGACGCCATCTCAAGAATGATCTATGACCCGGATCGCCCGGAAGACGTGCTGAAGGTTGATGCAACCGAAGGTAATCTGATGTCGGGTGATGATGCCTATGACATGGTTCGCTATGGTCTTATGTCCAGACCATACATCTCCATTCCCCTTAAGCCATTAGCGACTGAGATTCAGGTGCAAGAGCAGATGCACATTGAGGCTGCGAAGCAAGCGGTTCAAAGGGAGAATGATCTCAGGAAGACCGAGAATCCTTATGGCACGTGGCAAAAGGATAAGAAGGGGATTGCGGACTGGAACAAGTGGTAAAATGAGCGGGCCGGACGCGACTCCGCGCTATTCAGGGCAATGGTCAACCACATTTAATCGGACTTCTACCGAACCATGCGTGTCTCCAGTGGCCGATACTACGAATCTGCACCACAGCTTCCCACGCCGCCGCTCAATCATTTTGTAAACCACATAATCTAGTATGTGAAGCTTCCTTTCTTGGAAAACACATCTAAATGGCCCATTTCTAGGGAACCTGAGGAGCGGGTGGTTAATCCATCCTATGACACTCAGATCGAAGATCATCTTGTGGATGAGATCTTCGTGGCCATGGAGAAGAAGCATGTCTCCAAGTTCCGGGAAGCCTTAATCGCTCTAATTGAACACCTACATAGCCAGGAGATGGATGATGCCACTCTGGAAGGGTAAGTCGCCCAAGGCATTTAGCCATAATGTAAAAGCCGAAATGCATGCTGGGAAGCCCCAAAAGCAGGCTGTGGCTATAGCCTATTCCGAGGCCGGTGAACATAAAGCTCATGGGGGAAAAGTGAAAGACAAGATGAACATGTACGCCATGGAACCGGATGTTCCGGCTATGCATGGCTACGATGAGGGTGGCGAGGTCGATGGCGTGGATGACGACATCGACAATGAGCTCAATGACATGGCGGCTCAGGAGCTTATGGATGCTCTTGAGAAGAAAGACAAGAAGGCTGTACTGGAAAGCATTCGCGCATTGGTCATGTATTGTGGGGGGAAAGTTTAAATGAACGCCAAGCAAATGTCCGACGCAATCCGCATGAAGCGCAAGAAGGTCAAAGAAGAAGGCCTTGATAACATGGTGGATACTGCGGCACTCCCGCAAATGAATCCACAGGACATCTTCAATCTGAAGCAAAAAGCTCAGATGCAAGCCACGATGGATATTCCGGAAAAGAGTGAAGCTCCAGACGACCCGGCTGATGCTGATGTTAAGGGCACGAGCCAGGACACTGAGATGCTTAAGCGCAAGATGGCCCGTTTGGCTAATATTATTGGCCGCTTGTCCATGGGATAGGCGTGACCAATCTTGAGCGCAAAGAAGCCTTAATTAAATGTCTTCGTCTTCAGGTTGATCTTAACGACTGGAAACAGGTTCGAAAGATAGCCAAGGACTTGCGTAAGCTTGAGCAGCAAGTGCATCAGGTTCGGGCACCCATCAAGGACGAGGGAAAAGCTCAAGCTCCAAGCACGGAAGCTTTGCCCGACGTGATGCCGCGAGACGTTGAGATTCCGCACAACATCCAAGAGGTAAGAAACCTTTTGCGCATGAAGGATGAGGATCTCATCGAAAAGCTTTTCCCCATTGAAACTCCTGAACAAGAGGCGGGCGCATAATGCCGACGAAAGAAGTCATTGAGGCTCAACGCCCCACAAAAGAAATCATTGTAAAGACTAAGAGCAAGCCCAGAGCCAGTGAGACTGGGCAATCCTATAAATGGTGGCTTGCGCAGTCGGATTCAGATCTTATTGACCAGCTTTTACAGACCACTGACTATTTAACCAAGATTCACCAGGTCAGGATCAGACAAGCGTCGATCTTTACGAGGTTACTCAGTGGAAAGCCGCTATATAATTACTTGGCTAATGTTGGCACTCTGGATAATAGTCAGCAGCTTCCTATTGGTCGCCCTACTGCGAATGTTTGCTACTCTTGCACTGATACTCTGGTTTCCCGCTTAACCCAAAACCGCCCGAAGCCAACTTTTCTCACCAACGGCGCTCATTACAAACAGCGAAGACTAGCTGAGGAATATAACGATTTCACCTATGGTGAGTTCTTTAGACTTAAGGCCTGGGCCAATACGGCCCTAGCCCTGAGAGATTCTTGTGCGATCGGAGATGGTTTTTTAAAGGTTTATCCACTCGACAACAAAGTGGCGATGGACCGAGTCCTTTCCACTGAGCTTTTGACCGACTACAATGACTCTTACTACGGCAAGCCGCGGATGTTGATCCACAAGAAGATGGTGGATCGCAATGTGGCGATGGGCATGTTTCAAAAGAGTGAAGCAGCCCTTTTAAAGGCTCAGCCGGGTAAGATCGATAACACTCCGCTATCTACCGACACTGCTTCAGATCAGATTATCCTTGCTGAGGGCTGGAGACTTCCTTCGTTTGAGGGAGCAAAAGACGGCCGGCATGTGATTGTGTGCTCTGCTGGTGTTTTGCTTGATGAGTCGTGGGAAAGAGATCATTTCCCGTTTGCCAGGGTTGGTTATAACCCCAACATCGTTGGCTACTTCTCGCAGAGCCTTTGCGAGATCCTCATGCCGACGCAAATGGAGATCTATAAGCTTCTTATCGTGGCATCACAAGCCATTGAGCTTATGGGTGTGCCCCGCATCTATATCGATGAGCTTTCGGCCATCACAGAAACCGCCTTTAACAACAACATCGGAACGATCATCAAGGGCCGAGGACAAGCTCCTCAGTTCTTAAATGCCACGAGCAATGCTCCTGAGATCTATGAGTGGATCAAGTGGCTAATTGAAAACGCTTATCAGATGAGTGGTGTATCCGCCATGTCTGCGGCCGCACAAATACCTGCAGGACTTAAATCTGGCGAAGCTCAGCGTGTCTTTTTATCCACACAAGATGCCAGGTTCAATGCATTAGAACGCAGATTCTATGAGATGCATGATGAGCTTGCTTATCTGATTATGGAAACGGCAGCTGAGATTGCTGAAGAGACTGGTAAGTATTCGACAGTCTACCCAGGCCAAGATGGCATTAAGAAAGTTGATCTTCCGAAGGCCAAGCTTCTTAAAAACACCTACGTGATTCAAAGCTATCAGGAATCGGCCCTTGTTAAAGATCCAGCCGGGCGCCAGGCTCAGCTTTCCGAGATGCTTGCGGCTGGTGAGATCACTCTTCGTGAATTCCGAAGACAGTCAAACTACCCCGACCTTGATCAAGACAATCAGCTCGCCAATGCCCAGGAAGAGCGCATCCTTCATGACCTGGATGCGATCATCGATGATGGCGAGTTCAACCGTCCTGATCCGTTCGTCCTAAGCCCTGATGATTTGGCGACCACGCTGACCGTGCAGTACATCAATAAGTATGCAGTGACTGATCTTGAAGAAGAAAAGATGCAGATGCTGCGCGATTACTTCACTGAGATTCAAAACCTCAAAGGTCAGGCAGCACCTCCGCCACCGGCTCAGGCTCCCGCACAGTCTAATGTGCCTGTTCAGCCGCCGGCCCCATCCATTTCACCAACGAGTAATGTCCAAGTCTAAAAACAGAAGAACAAAGGAGAATTCATGCCTATCAGAGAAGCTATCGTGGACACAGTCTTGCCTAAATCTGTGGAAAAACCGATTCCAACCCGAACGGTGATCACAAGACCACAGCAACGGCCCCAAAATATAAACCAGCCAACCACAAGTGTAGCGGCACAGGCTGCAGAACCAGCCCCAGAAGAATCTGTGCGGTTGTCGCCACAGCTCTCGGCGCTTGCCCGTAAGGAGCAAGCGTATCGCCAGCGGGAGCAGGCTCTTAAGGAGCGTGAGAAGGCTTTAGAGGCAAAACTTGCCGAAGCTGACAAATATTCCCAGCTTCGTGAAAAGGCTGCTGCCAAGGACTTCTCGGCATTCGAAGAGCTGGGACTGGACTATGAGACCTACACGAAGAATCTCTTAGACCGGCAACAGAGCGAGGATCCAACCTCAAAGCGCATCGCTGAGCTAGAGGAACAGATCAAGGCCTTCACTAAGGCCCAGGAAGAAAACGCCAGCAAGGAATATGAAGAAACCGTGGCGGAATATCGGCGAGAAATCACGAAACTGCTCGACACCTCAGATGAGTTTCCCAAGACCAAGAAAGCTAACAAGGGCGATGCCGTTCTTAAGCTGATTGTCGATTCTTGGGATGAAGATGGCGTTCAGATGACGGTCGAAGAGGCGGCTCGCGATGTGGAAAAGTTTTTGAACGATGAAGCAAAAGCGTGGGCTTCATTGATTGAAGAGCCAGCGGCTGAATTGGCAGAAAGTGCGCAAGCGCTACCTCCGCCCAAGCCCATGGTTAGAACAATCACGCAACAACTGCAGCCCTCTGGAATGGAAAAGAGGCCTGTAAAAAGCCTTCAGCACCTGTCTGATGAAGAGCGTTATGCCGAGGCACGACGCCGCGTCCAGGAGCGGAAGCAACTACAAGGAAGGTAATTAAATGGGAACTCCCGCAAATCCCGCAATTGCTTATTCGAACTCCACGGATAACATTGCCGTTTTAAAAGAACTCTATAGTGATGACGCCTGGGTAATGAAGGACCTTGTCTTTGACAAGAACCCGCTCCTTGCTCTGGTGCCGAAAGATGAGACCGAAATGGGCATGGGCGGTAAGTCCTTCCCGGTTCCGGTCATGTACGATACTGGTGCCGGTCGTTCTGCCGCTTTGGGCACTGCCCAGACCTATCAGACCGCTCCGCAAACGGTTGAATTCCAATGTACCCGCGTATCGAACTACTCGGTTGCTACCCTGACGAACGATTTCTTGCGTGCATCGGCTGCCAATATCGGCGCCTTCATGCCCGCAGCGGAACTGAACGTTAAGGCTGCCTTCCGTAATATCTCGAATGATTTGGCGCATGACCTTTTCGGTGATGGCTCGGGTATTCGTGGAACTTACGGCTTGGGCTCTGGTTCGATCTCTGGCGGCGTGATCACGCTCGATAACCTCGGCATGGTTTACCAGTTCGCAGTCGGTATGGCCCTGGTGAGCTTCTCGGTCTCTGGCTCGACTCCAACTCAGTCTACTGGTGCGGCTATTGGCTATGTGATCGCAGTCGACACTGGTCTTGGCACCGTGACTGTTTCGGCAAGCCAAGGTGGCGCCGCTGGGAATCCGAGCTCATGGTCTAGCTCGTTCCCGTATCTGGCTCAGGCTGGCGACGTGAACTTTATCGCTAACGGCTTAAACTCGGCGAACATGCTTAAGATCGCAGGTCTTGGTGCGTGGATTCCGAGTACTGCTCCCGGCGGATCGGATAACTTCTTTGGTGTGAACCGCTCGGTTTCGCCGACCAAGCTTGCCGGTCTTCGCTATGTTGGTGGTCAGCAAGAATCGATTCAAGACGCCTTGATCGATGCTGTAAACCAATTGGCAGCTCAGAGCTCGGAAGCCGGTGACCCGGATTACATCTTCATGAACCCGGTCTCTTACCAGACCCTTGTGAAGCAGCTAACCAGCCAGGCGAATTATGTAAACGTGAAGCATGATGAGATCGACATTAGCTTTAAGGCACTTGTGTTGCCGACGGCTAATGGTGAGATCGCAATCTTGCAAGACCGCAACTGCCCGGCTCAAACTGCCTACATTCTGACCCTAAAGACTTGGAAGCTTCGTAGCTTGGGCAAAGTGCCCCAGTTCCTGACCTTCCCTGGCTTTTATGATCAGTTGGGCTTTCCGGTGCCCGGATCGGATGCAGTGGAACTGCGCGTAGGTTACTATGCTCAGTTTACTTGCAACGCACCCGGCGCTAACGCTGTCGTCCCGCTGTCTCAGTAAAATTTCCGTTTGGGGGTACCAGGTAAAGCTGGCCCCCAGCCTTTTATAAACCAAATACCCTCTTATAGAAGTTCTATAGGCCCCATGTCGGACCTAGAAAACGAGAAGCCGTAAGCGAGAAGCATCACTCGCCAAGCGGTAAATCAAATCTCTGATGCATAGGGAGACCATAATGGGTCACGCTTTAGGCAATAACTACGGCAAGTTTTATTCTTTTCAATCCAAGCCGGTCATTTTAGATCTGCAGTTTCAAGTAAACAGTGCTGTTGGCGCTGGTGTTCAAAACGTTAAAGGCCAGGGCGTTCAGGCTGTGTATATGCACACCTCGACTACACCTGTAACGGGATCTCCGAATCCTGCCACTGGTATTTGCTTGATCCACCTAGCCTATAGCTACACCAGGATCTATGCAGGCCCTTGGAACATCGTATCGCCCCTGACTGGATCGGACTTAGCGATTAATGCTACGGCCCTAACGGCTCATCAGCCTTATCAGATCACGGCTGTGGGTGCTGGTCCCACAGGTGTTGCGACCGTAGCTCCTGTTGCCGATACGGCCGGAAGCCTGGCAGGAACCTGGTTTAAGCTTTTTGACGCTTATGGCAACACCTTCATCGTATGGTTTCAGGTCTCTGGTGTTGGAACGGCTCCGATTGGAGTTTCCGGCCAGCTGGTTCAAGTCTCCATCGCTTCGGGCGCAACGGCGGCTCAAGTGGGAACGGCTTTGGCCACTGTGCTCAATAACTTGTCTTCGAACTTCGTGGCTGGTGTGAATTCCTTCTCGGCTTCCGGCACTACGACTGTGACTTTGACTAGCACAAACACTGGCGTACCGCTTCCCGGTGCGCCTCAGGATGGATCGGTTCCGACCGGCTTTACTTTTGCCTTGACGAAGTATGGAACGAACCAAAATGCCTGGCAGCAAGTTGGTTTGCCCTCAGGCGTGCCCGCAGCTGTTGGTGCAAGCTTCGTTGCAACCTCGACTGGTTATGCAACTGGTGGTGGCTCGACTGGAACGGTTAAGGCCATTAGCGTTTCTGGCATCACGGCCATGGAAATCATTGGCGATTCGAACCTATCGCTTTTCCCGCAATCTTATGGCGGAAGCCCGAATGTGGGCGGATGGATTTTGCTGCAGTTCTTGGCTCCGACCGTGAGTACTGGTGCTTATGTCAGCCCCATGGTTCCGACTGCACCTGCAGATTTGTCCATCGTGAAGATGAACTTCCTGCTTGAGCAAGCCGCTCGCGTTGGTGGCAATAACGAGTAAGCTTTTAAAAAAGTGGCTCCTTGGAAACGGGGAGCCTTCTTTTAAGGGGATGAGATGGCAGTGAACGGACTTACTTCAATCCCGCAAAATGTCGTCTTATCGACCGGCAATGGGCAAAACTACCTCACATGGGATGAAGTCTTAGGGGCAACGGGCTACACGGTCCAGCGCTCAACTACAGGCTTAGTTGGAAGCTTCGCAGATCTAGCGACAACAGTTGCTGTAAATAACTATCTCGATACGACTTGTGTTTCTGGTATTCAGTACTGGTATCAAGTTGCTTCGAACAATGCCTCAGGCACGAGTGATTTTGCCAATATCGGTACGAATGAGCTTCCGCTAACCATTACGCCATGTCTTCCGGGCCAGATTAATCTTGGCTATCTCAGGTACATGTCGAAGCTTCGGGCAGATAAGCTTTTCTCTGAGTTTTTGACCGTTGATGAGTGGAACTTCAATATCAATCAGAGCATGAAGCGGCTTTATGATCTCTTGATCACGAAATTTGGTGACAAGTATTTCTTGGCCCCACCGCTTCAGATTCCAACGGCACAGTTTACGGTTTCACAAGGCATGGCGTTTGTTCAGCTGCCTGAGGGCTCACTTTATAGCAAGGCTCCAGCTTTTTATAAGGTGGCAGGAGTTGATGTTTCGGTGAATCCGGGAAATGGGCAATGGTTTTCTTTACCCCGCTTTAACTGGATCGATCGCAATCGTTATTCGACCCTTCAGCTATCGGGAACGGTGCAAAGCATTTACGGACTAGCTTATTGCGAGTTCGGAAACAACCTTTGGTTCATCCCTCAGCCACAAGCTTCGCTTTATGTTCAGCTCTGGTATGTGCCGGTCGTAACCGAGATGCTTAAAGACACGGACATGATGCCTTTTTCGATTTCCGGTTGGTCTGAGCTTGTGATTGTGGATGCTGCAATCAAGGCTTTGGTGAAGGAAGAGTCCTACGAGCAGGCTGGCGCTATGATCAATGAGCGAACCGAGCTTATTGCAAGGATTCAAGAAACGGCAGCGAACCGAGATGTCGGTCAGCCTAATACTGTAAGCAACACTCGGGCTCGCGTGGGTGATGTCAACTTCGGCTCTTTCGGTGGCTTTGGAACAAGCGGTTTCGGAGGCGGTTTTGGTTGGGGCGGCGGCATAAGCCTTGAACTTATGGCTGTGATATCAATTCTGGCTACCATTATTGGAATGGTGCTTTAGATGCTTCCACGATTCGCCTCTAACAATTCGGCTGACGTGCGATTGGCTAAGCCCATATTTGCTGGCGATTTTTTGTTGAGAAATCCCATCAGCATATTCTTTTCGAATATCGCAGATGATGCTGGCGCGAAGTTTTGCCGAGAAATTTGTCTCTCCCGGTCCGGATGGTTGGCGTCCCTTGTTTATTGTATCCAAGTTATTGTCTCTCGCGCTTCCAAGGAAAAGATGTTCCGGCCTTACGCAGCTCGGATTGTCGCATTTGTGACAAACAAAAAGTCCGCTTGGAATTTTACCAAAATGAAGGTTCCATGCAAATCGGTGGGAGCGAACCTGTCTTCTTGGACTTTTGAGTCTAAAAAGGCCGTAGCCATCTCGATCTTTGCCGGCGATCCAAATCCAACAGGACTCGGTTTTTCGAACTTTCCCCCAAAACCTTTGCATGAAAGGGTTTTATGGTTTTTGGCTTCGGTCGTCAAGGGGGGAGGCTAGTTGGCTCAGCTTTCTTCGAATCTAACATTCGAACAATTGCTGACCAAGTGGAGTGGGACATTAAATCCGCTCTTAGCTAATTTATTGCTTCAGGGTCAGCCCATGTGGAGCGTGTCGCTTGTTGCCAGTACGCCAAGGACACTGAATCATGGTTTAGGAAGAATGCAGTTAGGCTTCATTGTGACGGATCAGAATGCGGCTGCTTCTATCTTTAGAACTCAGCCCTTTAATTCTCAGACCATCACTCTTGAATCCAGTGCCGATGTGACAATCAATCTCTGGAATTTTTAAAGAGGTAAGAAATGCCTGTGCAAACGCCGAACATGAACCTTCAGCAGCCCATTATTGGCCAAGATTCTGGCCTAACGTGGGAGCAAAGCACGAACTCCAATGCGGATGTGATTGACGCTCACAACCACTCGCCAGGCTCTGGAACTCAGATCAATCCGTCGGGCATCAACATTAACTCATCGCTGCCCTTTAACAATCAAAAGGCCACGACGGTGGCTGCTGTTGAGTTTCAAGATCAATCGGCCATTACAGACACCACTTCGGCTTACACGAAAAGTGGGAATCTCTTTTTCAGGGACGGGTCTGGCAATGAGGTACAGATCACGTCCGGTGGTGCAGTAAACGCAACAAGCTCGGGTATTTCGTCCGGTACAGCTACGGCAAGCTTTGTTTCCTCAACGCTTGTAGTGAATGCCGATGTGAATAAGCCTGCCAACGTCAAGGGCGCATCCCTCTTAATGGGGAACAACGTTACGAGTTCGCATTATCTGACCCTTCAACCTCCGGCTGCAATGGCGGCCGATACGACTGTGACCTTGCCATCGATTCCTGGATCTCAGAGCTTCATGACGATTGATACGTCCGGAAACATGGCCGGATATGCTTCGATTAACCAGGGTATTACGCGATCGAACTTGGCTTCAGTAGGACAACAGGTGAGTTCTTCTAGTGGAAGCGCTCAAACAGCATCGGCCGTCTTCGTTGATGTCACGAATCTTTCGGTTTCAATCACATCAACTGGCCGGCCCATTATTATCATGTTTATCCCTGACACTTCAGGCAATGGATATTTCGGCGCCAGCAATACGGGTAGCGGAACGGCTACGGCTGGATTTCAGCTATTGCGAGGGGTGAGCACTATCGCTGCAACCATAGTGGCTGCAAGCTCTTCAGCCTCGACAGGGTCCATATTTGTTCCCCCTGGATGCATGAACTATATCGATGTGGTCTCAGCCGGAACGTATACGTACAAGCTTCAATATCGGGCTCAATTTGCGCAGTTCGCTGTGGCTTTTGGTGTGATCATGATTGCATACGAGTTATAAATGCCGAAACAGCCAGTAGGGATCAATTTTTCACAAGGCCTCAACACCAAGGTAGATCCTTGGCAGCTTCCCGTTGGCCAGTTCTTAAGGCTTAAGAACTCAGTTTTTGATACAGGTGGGCAGCTCAAGAAGGTTGATGGTTTTGGTTTCTTGTCTTCGCTTCCCAATACGACTTATTCTTACCTCACGACTTTTAAGGAAAACTTAACGGCAGTCGGTGGCGATATTGCGGCCTATGAGGCTTCAAACCAAGCTTGGATTAGCAAGGGCAAGGTCACGCCACTCAATCTCAACACGCTTCCCCTTATTCGAAACAACCTGAATCAGACTCAGTGTGACGCCGTCATATCGCAAAATGGGCTTCTTTGCGTTGTGTATACAGAACTCAACAATGCAACAAGCGCTTATAAATACGCCATTCTTGACGCAGAGACCGGGCAAAACATCGTTGCTCCCACATTGCTTCCAGCGGGAACCGGCACAGTAACTGGTTCGCCCAGAGTATTTAATCTTGGGAACTTTTTTGTCATCGTGTTCACGAACGTGATCACGGCTACGAGTCATTTACAATACATTTCCATATCGACCCTTCATCCAACCATTGTGACCACGGCCCAGGATATAGCTTCGAGTTACGTGAGTGCGACAACGGTGAGTTGGGATGGGGTCGTATTCAACAATAACCTTTATTTGGCTTACAACACGACGGCTGGCGGACAGTCGGTCAAGGTCACTTATTTAAGTGAACCTCAGGCAGCCTCTGGCTCAGCTCCGCAAACACCGACAACATTTGCTGGTGCGACTGCCACGATGATGAGTCTTTGCGTAGATTCAACCGTCTTAACTCCGCTGGTTTACGTAAACTTTTATGATAGCGTTAGCCAGGTTGGAAAAACGGCGGCTGTTGATGCAAGCTTGAATCAGATCTTAGCTCCGACTCAGTTTGCTTCGGCTGTGGCGCTTTTGAATTTGGCTTCAGCTGCGCAAAATGGTTCTTGCTTGATCTTTGAAGAGGTTTCAAACAACTATAGTTATGATAGCTCGATCCCAAGCCACTTTATTCGAGGGGTAACTGTTTCATCGACAGGAGCGGTCGGAACTCCCTATGTGGTAGTAAGAAGCGTTGGCTTAGGGTCAAAAGCTTTCATCGTAAGTGGTGTGATTTACTTCCTGGCTGCTTATCAGAGCCCATTTCAGCCAACCTATTTCCTCATTAACGGATCTTCGAGCCTAGATTCGGCTCCCGTTGTGGCGGCCAAGCTTGCTTATGAGAATGGTGGCGGATACTTGACCAAAGGTCTTCCGATTGTGAACGTCGTTGGGACCACCGCCTCGTTTGCTTACCTTTATAAAGATCTGATTCAGGCTCTAACCACTATGAACACCACTCAGCAGTTAACGACGGGTGGTGTTTACTCGCAAACGGGGATCAATTTCGCCTATCTGGACTTCAATTCTGATGGGATCAACACGACTGAGATTGGAAATAACCTTCATCTTTCTGGCGGATTTTTGGGCATGTACGATGGCTATTTGCCAGTCGAGCATAACTTCTTTCTCTGGCCCGACAGCATTGAGCTCAGTGGATCAGGGACTGGTGGCCTTTTAACAGCCCAGCAGTACTATTACCAGGTTGTTTATGAGTGGTCAGATAATCAGGGCAATATTCACAGGTCGGCGCCAAGCATTCCGGTGACAGTGACGACGACAGGATCAACCTCAAGTGTCACGGTTAATATCCCGACACTTCGCTTGACTATGAAGACGGCTAATCCGGTAAAGATTGTGATTTACCGCTGGTCTGCGGCTCAGCAGGTTTACCATCAGCTGACTAGCATCACGGCCCCACTTTTAAACTCAACGACTTCGGACTCCGTGTCTTTCGTGGACACTGTGGCTGATTCAAGCATTCAGGGAAATAGCATCATCTACACAACTGGCGGCGTGGTTGAGGACGTGAATGCTCCGGCTACGAACATCATGACTCTTTTTGATACCAGACTTTGGATGGTCGATGCCGAGGATCAAAATCTTCTTTGGTTTTCAAAGCAGGTGATTGAATCCACGCCGGTTGAGATGTCTGACCTTTTCACCAAGTATGTGGCGCCAAATACGGGGACTACGGCTACGACTGGACCAATTACTGGTCTGGCTCCGATGGATGATAAGCTCATTATCTTTAAAGCGAACTCGATCTATTATATTAATGGGGCTGGTCCGGATAATACGGGGGCTAATGATCAATACTCCCAACCTACTTTTATCACTGCTGTGGTTGGCTGCGATGATCAGCGAAGTATTGTGCTCATGAATGATGGGTTGATGTTTCAATCCAATAAGGGCATCTGGCTCTTAAACCGCGGACTTGGGGTTAACTATCTCGGTGCAGCGGTTGAGCGCTATAACAATTCTTTTGTGAACAGTGCCAACAACATCCCGAAAACCAATCAGGTGCGCCAGACTCTAGATACGGGCGAAACGCTGATGTTTGATTATTACTATCAGCAGTGGGGAACGCTTGAAGGATCACCAGCTTTAAGTTCGACCATCTATAATGGCTATCACACCATGATTACCCAGTATGGGGATGTGGTTCAGCAAACTCCTGGCATTTATTTAAATGGGGCCAATCCGGTTACCATGGGATTTACGACGGGCTGGATTAATCTTGCGGGGCTTCAGGGATTTGAGAGGATCTATTACTTCTACCTGCTTGGGAAGTACTTAAGCCCTCACAAGCTTCGAATCCAGGTGTCTTATGATTACGTGGACACGGTCAGGCAAAGCATCATCATTCAGCCGAACAATTACAGCTCGGCGCAGGCTTCTCCTTTTGGTGAGCAGCCCTCGCCTTTCGGAAGCCCTGTGAATCTTGAGCAGTGGAAGATTCACCTTAAGAAGCAAAAGTGTCAGTCGTTTCAGATCTCGGTGGATGAGATTTTTGATCCTCAGTTTGGCACCAAAGCAGGGGCTGGATTAACCTTGAGTGGAATTAACATGCTTGTTCTAGTTAAAAAGGGTTCGCGTCCGATCCGGGCAGCGGATACTGCGGGGTAATACATGGATGCTAAGAAAAAAGCCGAATTCGTTAGAGCAATGGGCAAAAAGCGGCTGAAGTTCGCCAAGGGTGGTGCGGTTCGAAGAAAGAGGTTCGCCGACGGCGGAACGGCTCTTAACGGGCCAACAGATAGCGGAACCCATCAAAATGCTTCGAATCCGAATACCGGCGTTTTGGGCACAATCGGTGGAGCTTTAGGGTTAAACAATAACTTTCAAGCCAGCGGTGCTAGCATTCAGGCCGGCACTAACAATGAGCAGCTTAATCAGGCCTATACGGGCGCCCAAAATGCGATTGGTGCACAAAGCAACCTGACCAATCAGCTGACTCCAGGCGTAAACACGGCCGTTCAGAATCAAAATGCTTTAGCAAACCAATATTTGGCAATGACTCAAGGTCAGGGCCCGAACCCGGCTCTTGCACAGCTGAATCAGACAACTCAGCAAAACATTAATAACCAGGCTGCCCTTATGGCTGGTCAGCGCGGGGCTTCGGCAAATGCTGGTCTTATTGCAAGACAAGCCGCTCAGCAGGGTGCAGCTACTCAGCAACAGGCGGCAGGCCAAGCTGCAACCATGGAAGCGCAACAGCAGATTGCAGCTCAGCAAAACCTTCAGAATCTTGCGGCGTCACAGGTCTCTCAGGCAGGCCAAGCCGTATCTGGGTTAAATTCGGCTCAGCAGAATGAGCAAAACATTCTTCAATCGGCCAATACCGCGGCCAACAATGCGAATGTCGGGATGCAGTCAAGCATCAATAGTGCCAATGCCCAGACTGCAGCTAGTAATCAAGGGATGGCTGGAAACATTCTTGGTGGCGTGGTTTCTGGTGTTTCAAGCCTTGTTGGTGGGTTATTTGCTGAAGGTGGAAAGGTCGATGAGCATCACTTAAAGCTTGCCGAGATGAATGCGCACTCGCTGAATCATGCACAAAAATTCGCTGATGGCGGAATGGCTTTTAATCCCGTTGCTCAATCAAGTGGCCCTGTGCTCGCTCCAGCCCCGGTGCTCGCAGCCCCTCAAGGAAACTTCATGGCCTCTCCCCTCGCTAAGGATGTTGGGAAAGCTTTTGAGGGCTTAAAAGATCGCCCTAGGGAACAAAGTGATGAGGATGCAAGACAAGGCTATTTGACCGCGGACGCAGATCTTGGCGTTTCCGGTGTGGATAACCCTGAGGATATGCTTGGTGCAGACAATCTTGACCAGCAAATGCCGGATTCCGAAGGAGCCTTTATGGCAGCTCATGGCGGTATGGCTTTTTCGCCTGGGCATTTTGAAAGATATTTCGCTGATGGCGGAGAAGTGCCGGCCATGGTTAGTGCTGGTGAGGTGTACTTAAATCCAGATCAGGTGCACCGCGTTTTAAAGGAAGATGTTGATCCAAAAGACATTGGGCATAAGTTTAAGGGTAAGGCCAAGGTGAAGGGTGATTCGTACAAGAACGACACCATTCCGACCACTCTTCGTGAGGGTGGCGTTGTGATCGATCGGGAACACATGGGCTCAGCTGAAAAGAGAAAACTCTTTGTTCATCAAGCGATGGCGAAAAAGAAGGCCGGGGGCAAGCTGTGAACTTTAAGAACTGGGAAAAGCTTAGAGAAGACGCCAATAGTGTAGAGCTTAAGCACCCGCAGGGTCACACCATGACCATTGCCGTAAAGGCTTTGCCAAAGCTTCTTCAGGAGCAAATTAAGCATCTTAAGTTTGCTGAAGGCGGTGAAGTTGATGAGGATGCTGGCATCAGTCAGCAGGGTAAAGATGTTCGCTATGCACAAAAGCTAAAAAAGCGCGGAGATCCTGAGCACAAGATGCATGAGGATTTCGCAAAAGAAGAGGCTAAGGGTAGGGCAAAGGCTGAGCGCGAGATGGTTAAGCCAAAGCTCAAAGGCTTAGCCAAGGGTGGCCAGGTTCACTATTACGAGGATGGCTCGGATGAAGGTCCTGTTTCCGAGGATGATGGTAAGAGCGATACTCCAGATCAGGCTGGGCCTTCGACACCTCCGCCTGTAACGGTGAATGTGAATGCAGCACCCGTTCAGCCACAGCCGATGGTTAAATCTCCGATGCCCATTGTTGGGCAATCGGCTCCAGTTGTTCCTGCCCAACCGCAAGCGCCCGAAGCCCCGCAGGCTAATGGCAGTACACTTCCGATAGAGGCTAGAAAAACTCTTCAGGCTCAAGAGATGGGCGATCAAGGGTTAAAGCTTCAGTCGCAAGTTGAGGCGGCAAAAGCTCAAGCGACGGCACCTGCTCAAGCCGAAGCCCTTCAAGGCGAGCAGGCAATTGCTGCGCAAAATGCCAAAGCTTATAACGAGATCATGCAGCATTCGCAAGACTTTGCTGACTATATAAACAAGAACCCGATTAATCCGAAGCATTATCAGGAAAGCATGTCTTCTGGCCAAAAGGCCGCCACTGCGATTGGTCTTTTCTTAGGTGGTCTTGGAACTAGCTTCGGCGGGCATAACTATGCTTTCGATGCTCTTCAAAAACAAATCGACCGAGATATTGATGCTCAAAAGACCAATGTTCACAATCAGCAAACAGTACTCGGCGCCTGGCAACAGCTTTACGGGGACAATAACATCTCGACAGCCCTAGCCAAGACTTCGATGAATGACATTTTAGATAAAAAGATGAAGCTTGCGGCAGCTCAGCTTGGAACTCCTCAGGCTCAGGCTAATTATTTGATGGCCCATCAAAAGCTTATGGCTGAAAACAATCAGTTGCGGACTGAGGCTGCATCTTTAGCTGGCTACTCTCGCGCAACAGGTGCTCCGCCTCCTGGATCAAAGCCGGTTGGTGCGAATCCAAAGAATGGTGGGCCGCAAAAGGAGCAAGGAAAAGGTCAGGGCAAGGAAGTTGATTCAGATCACATCTTGGCTCCTGATGCTAACAATGCTGCTACGAAGCTTAGATATAATCCTCTTTATAAAGAACAGGTCCCGGCCATTATGGAGCAAAAGGCCCGGGCTGATTTGGCAGATAAAGCCATTGATTCGATCAAAGAAGCTTTCCCGAAGCTTTATTCCAATACCGGTGGAGCTGGTGGTTATATGAGGCGCTTTGGTCATGATCTTCATGGTGTGCCGTATGTTGGAGGCATCGCTGATAAGATGGTTCAGTATGGAACGGATACAAATAAGAATGCGGCTTATGATTCGGACTATCAGAATCTGATTGGGGCCGTCAGGGGAGCCTTGCAGGGGAACGTTTCCGAGGATCTCTTAAACCAGGTGGTTGAGGCTAATCGTCCTGAGACGAATGACCCAAAAGATCTTCAAGAGAAAAAGCTTAAAAACATGATTGATTTCATCAAGGCTCATACCAAAACGGATCTCCTTGTCCCTGCAGGGCTAACCAGGAAGAAGTAGTTGACTTTATGCGTCAATATGCTAAGATAAGGCTATTGGAGGTGCTCAATGCGCCGCTTCTTCAAGGTCTTATTTATCTTGAGTCTTTTCGATCCCAAGCCTCCAATGGGTGGCCCTTTGATGCTTTTTTTGATATGGCGCCTCTTGGAGTATTACAGTGCTAAACGAGCCGTGCAAAAACCCGAACTGCAAGAGTTACGGGAAGCCGCATCCTAATTGCCGTTGTTACGCTCATGGCGGCCAGGTCCACTTTTGTGCAACCGGCATGGCCCACTCGAAAGACTGCCATTATTACGCCGAAGGCGGCCCTGTAAAGCCCAAATCCCCTGGACATGATGTCTCTCATGCAGCGGCCCATCTAGGTCTTGCGAGCCTGCTTAAAACTGCAGGAAAAGCTTCGCTTTCGGAGCCTGAAAAGCATAACCGCATGCTCAACGATGCCAAAAATCATTGGGAGCGCATGCAGACCCCTGAGGGCATGGAAGAACCGGTTTCAAAGACCATGGGCGTTAAGCTTGCCCATCATCTGGCTCAAGGTGACCACGAAAAAGCCGCAGGCCTGATGCACGGTCACCCGGCTATGGGCTCTATGCATAAAGCCCAAATGCCCGATGCTTTAAGAGGCATTCAAGGCGCGCTCATGACCCAAGATCCGCACGCTGAGGCCTTAAAGAGCGCCATGGACTTTATGCATTCGGCGCATAAGGGTGAATCTGCTATTGCTCAAGGAGCTAAGACCCTAATTGGCGGGAAGGCTGATCTTGTAAAGGCTGATGAGCTGGTGGCTCAAAGCCTTAAAAACCACATGAAAGAGCTTGATGAGAATCCTGAAAAGCTTGCCGAGCTCGGGGGAAATCTTGGGCACTATATGCCCGAGCATGCAACTCAACTGGCCTATACCTTTGCCAGGGCCGCTCAATATTTAAGCACGATTAAGCCAAAGCCTGCTCAACTTTCACCTCTTGATAATCCAATTCCACCGAACAAGGTGGCGCAAGCTGCTTATGAGCGCCAGGTTCAAAACGTAGCTCAGCCGAGCCTCATTTATAGCCGCATCAAGGATGGAACGATTCAGCCGATTGATGTGACTACGATTCAAAATGTTTATCCAGAGCTTCACCAGGCCATGATGGAAAAAACCACTGAGGCTATAATTGAGGCCAAATCAAAAGGAGAAAAGATTCCCTATAAAGAGCGCATGGGAATGAGCATTCTTCTTGGTCAACCCATCGACTTCACTCTAACGCCGCAAGCCATGCAGGCTATTATGAAATCGCAAGGACCAAGCGCTCGGCCGCAAGAGCCGCAGCCTAAGAAGAAAACAAATCGTGCGACTGAAGTTGAGCTTAAGCAGATCAATAAGGTTGATTCGATATCCGAAACGCCTATTGAAGCTAGACAGACTGATCGCAAAGACTAAATTGTAAACCAGATACCCTCTTATAGAAGCAAGCGACTTAGCATCGCGAATCCTTCTTTAGGAGGCTTTTCTTGTCTGGCAAGAATCAATTCCCCATTACGTTTAATTGGCAATCGTCGGATCCTGCTGTTGGATTCGTGCCCGTCGCAAATCAGGCCGGCTCTGCTCCCTCTGGGGTGTCGGCCGGAACAATGTCGAGCACGGACACGATTTATAGCCAAATCGTTGATGTTTCGAAGATGGATAATATTGGCCTTGATGTGAGTTGGACAGGAACACCGACGGGAACTCTTTCGGTGACCGTGTCGAACACGGGCCTTCCGACCTTCTCGGCCTTAACTTTTTCGCCGGCACTGGCTCAGCCTTCGGGTTCGGCTGGTTACATGACGATTGATCTGAACCAGCTTCCTTACAAATATATTTGCCTTAAGTATGTGAATGCCTCGGGTTCAGGTTCCCTTTCCATCACGGCTCAAAACAAGGATTTGAACTAATGCCAACTGGAACTGACTTTGGGTCATACTCTTGGCCCGGCAACGTATCTTCAAATCCTTCGGTTGGAACGAATGGTTCAACGGCCCCTACCTCTAGCACAGAAATAGGTGGTGTTGGTCCTGATGGGAACCTTCACCCGATTAGTGTTTCAAACACGGGTGTTGTGAATGTCGCCTTAACTGGCATAACTCCATCGCCACTGCCTGTGACTGATGCTGCGGCCGAGGCAAGCCTTGCTTCGATTGATACGAAATCAACATCGATTGTAACTAACACTGGCAACACAGCGACGAATACAAGCAATACTGCGACAAGTGTTGCAAGTATTGACACGAAAACGCCGGCTCTTGGCCAAGCCGTGATGACTGCCTCTGTTCCTGTTGTTATTGCTTCAAATCAATCGGCAGTTGCAGTCAGCGCATCGTCTTTGCCGCTCCCCACTGGAGCAGCCACGGCCGCGAATCAAACCAACGGTGGTCAGAAGTCTCAAGTCGTTAATTCCGCTGGAACGTCTGTTGATGCGAAAGCATTGAATGTTCAGGTCGTTTCCACTGATGTTGGGTTAGTCACCAATTCGGTTCTCCATGGCTTAAATAGTGGTGGTGGTGGTACCTATGTAGACGTCAAAGTCACCCCTTCTGGTGCTTTGGTGGTGGACGGCACCGACTCTACACAGCCCGTAAGTGGGACTGTGACTGCGAATCAAGGCGCAGCCAACACGATTGCCAATGCATGGCCATCAAAAATCACCGATGGAACGAACACGACTTCTGTTACGGCTTCAAGCGCTTTAAAGGTTGATGGCTCGGCCGTCACTCAGCCTATTTCAGCAGCTTCTTTGCCACTTCCAACTGGCGCTTCAACTGAAACAACGCTTGCAAAGCTTGCGCTTGCTCAAGGTTCGACAACATCTGGTCAGTCTGGCACTTTGATTTTAGGTGCGGTCACGACTTCGGCGCCAACTTATACGACGGCACAGTCATCTCCGTTATCTTTAGACACAACCGGTGCGTTGCGAGTTAATGCCTCGATTACGTCAACAGTTGTAACAGCGAGCTCTTCTTCGATTACGAGTGCTGCAAGCTCAGCTAGCAGCGTTTCTTTGTTGGCATCAAACGCTAGCCGAAAGGGCGCGACATTTTTTAATGATAGTACTTCGGTGCTCTATCTAAAGATGGGCGCGACTGCATCAACAACTAGCTATACGGTTCAAATCCCATCAAACGGATATTATGAGATTCCCACAACGGCTGTTTACACAGGCGCTATTGACGGTATTTGGTCTTCAGCTAATGGAAACGCTCGAATCACGGAGCTCAGCTAATGCCATTACGTGCGCAGCCTAGCCCAACGATAAGTGTGGCCACAACTGGGAGTCATAGCGGCGGATTCAGCGCAAATGGTTCTGGCACTTATACAACACCTGCCGGCGTTCAATATATAGAAGTCTTGATGGTTGGCGGCGGCGGCGGCGGGAGTGGTGGCGGTACCACTGGAAATGCTGGCGGCACTGGTGGCAATACGACTTTTGGAACGACATTTCTCACCGCTGGTGGTGGAACGGGTGGCGGGTTTGGTCAGGTGGGCGGAGCGGGCGGAAGTGCCACCGTCAATTCCCCTGCAATAAATTTGTTCTCTTCGGCTGGCGCCACTGGGAACTCTGGCGGCTTTATGATTACTTCAAACGCTACCTATTGTTCTGGCGGCATGGGCGGAGTAAGCCCCTTTGGCGGAGCCGGTGCGGGCGGATCAAACGCTGCTGCTGTGGCCGCAAAAGCTAACACTGGCTCCGGCGGTGGCGGCGGAGGTCAGGGCAACACCTCGGCCAACTATGCTGGCGGGGGTGGTGGAGCTGGTGGATATATCGATTGCATGATTGTTGCGCCCTCAGCGAGCTATGCCTTCTCCGTAGGAGCAAAGGGTTCTGGTGGGACATCAACTGCAAACGGCTTTTCAGGATCAGACGGCGCGGATGGAATTATCATTATCAAGGAATATTATTATCACTACTAGTCCGTTTCAGAAAGCTGGGGATATTTAATGAAATACGCACCAATAATTGCGATTGCGAATGCGGCTGTAGCGGATGGAAATAGTGCTCCGATTCCAGCGCAGGATCTTTGCTGGGTTTCGGCTCAGGTTGTGGCGACGGGAACTGCTGCTGCAACAGTGAAGATTCAGGCCTCAAACGACAATCCTGTTTCTGGCACAGGCCAGGCACCAACGAACTGGACCGATATTGCATCGGCATCAGCTACCGTTTCTGGTGCTGGCACAGCCCTCATCCCAAAGACTGATCTTTGTTACCAGTGGATTAGGGTTAGCGTATCTTCTAGTTCTGGTGCGGGCAATCTTCAGGTGAATGTTAAGGTGATCGGATTCTGATGTGGATTCGAAGTTTGAATACTTCATGGAACGAACCGAACAAGACTTGAGCCATATCCGGGCTAAGGTCGATAGGCTCTGGGATTTCCGCTTGCTTCTGATCGGGGCCTCAATGACAGTTAGTATTGTCTGCTCTGCGGTGATTAGTGCACTATCTATTTACTTCGGAGCCAAATAACAAAGGAGTGTTTATGTCGTGGATTATGGCGAACTGGGCTTTTATCGCAACTGTCTTGCTGGGTATTTCGGAAGCTTTGGCTCTGATTCCCGGTCTTCAGGCCAATTCGGTTCTTGAGGCCATCATCAATTTCTTTAAAGGCCTGGGCGTAAAAGACCCGCAAGCGAAGTAATGTCGTTTTTTGCTGTTGTTGAGGCGATCCTAAGGGTGCTTAACCTTTGGGACGCCTTTTTGGCTTATACCGACAAGGTCAGAGCCGCAAAGACTGAAGAAAACAATCAAAGCCGAGATAAGGCTTTAGGAGATGCGCAGAATGCCAAGACTCCCGATGATGCCTATAAGGCTCAAACTGGCGTTGTTTCTTCTGAGCCTTAGTGCTTGCGCTGAGCTTCCACCCGTTCCACATCATGTTCAATATGGAGTTTATGCCGATGTTAACCCCCCAGGGTTTTACGGGGTGGATAATGAAACAAAGGCCCATCAGTTTAGATCTTTCACAGATCCAAGAATGAAGGCTGCGCAGTGCCTAACTGCTTCTGATTATGCGGCTTGGTCGAGGTGGATCTCTGCTGTAGAACAAGAAGCCAGGCAGCGCTGTCACTAGGGGGAAATAAATGGATCGAAACTTATCAAAGGCCTACGGCCTAATTCGCCTATTTGAAGGTTTGCGTCTTAAGGCTTATCAGGATGTGGTAGGAGTCTGGACGATTGGCTATGGCACGACAGCCGGTGTTCACCCAGGCATGGTTATTACCAGGGATCAGGCCGAGGCCATGATGCAACAAGATGTGCAGGCTCGAGCGAAGATGATCTTGAACTGGATCTCGGTCGATGTGACTGATAATGAGCTTAGCGCCATGATCTCCTTGGCCTATAACATTGGTCTTGTTGGGTTTCATCATTCTCACCTTCTAGCGGATCTCAATGCGGGAAAAGATAAGCGCATTGTCGCTGCTGATTTCATGGCTTGGGTCCATGCGGGCGGCCATGTAGTTCCAGGCCTTGTGACCCGTCGCAAGGAAGAGACTCAGGTCTTTTTGTCCTAAAGGTTTCCCCCAAAAAGCCGATACGTATCTTAGGAGGTACGTATGCG